ACGGCTTCGGCGCGGGTGTGCAGCCGGGCCATTTCAAGCGTGACGGGTTCCGCTGTGGGCGGCGTGATCAGGTGTACAGTCATGGCTAGGCCGCCGCGCCGTGCTGGAAGAACTTCACGGCCTGCGTATCCGTCAGGACGCCGCCCGAGCGCATGAAGGCGAGGAACCCCACCTGCCCCTTCTGGGCAAACGCGGAATCCGCAAAACGGTACATGGTGATGCCCATGGCGTCGCGGATGATGTACTTGGAGAAGTCACCGAACAGCACGGACTTGGCCGTCGCCGCCATTGCCGGGACGGACTGGTTGATGACATACCGATAGCCAAGGATGCTCGCGGGTTCCTTCACATCGATGCCGGGAAGCCACAGGGGGCGGCCTTGCCCGTCCTTCAGCTTCTTGATCGCCTTCAGGGTGGTGTCGGCAAACATGAAGGAGCACCGCCCCCCTTCGCGGTAGGCGGGATCAAGGCTGTGCTCCAGTTCCACCAGATCGTCGTAGGTCACGGAATCGACCTGCGCCTTCGCGCCGGTGACGCCGAGCGTGGCGCCGGTCAGCACGCCGGAAGGCTGAGAACTGCCCGTTCCAACAGTAAAGTGCTTGTTCGTGATGCGCCCCAAGCGGGTGATCAGACGGTTGTTCACGAAGGCCTCAATGTCCGCGTTGGAGTCCTGAAGCAATTCGATGGGCACCGCGACCGTCTTGGAACTGTACTTGTGCACCCCGAGATTCACGACGCCGAACGAGGGATCGGCAGCGGCCGCCGCCGTGTTTTCGCCGAGGATTTCCCCTTCTTCGGCGGTGCCGTCGCTGGTGGGCATGGTCATGGGCACGCCGGTGGCCGTGCTGATCACGGTGGCCACGGAACGCATCCCGCCGAACGCCTTCAACGCCTCGATGATGGTGCCGGAGACTTCCGTGGGTACGGTATACCCGCCCTGCGCATCCGTCCCGGTGCTCATGGTGTTGCGGACGGCGGCCCAATCATCGGGCGTCAACGCCTGCGGGCCCCCTCTCATCCATTTGTCATACAGGGCGTGCGGCGCGTTTTCCCGTTCGTCGCGGGGGTCGCCCGTCAGACGGTCGGCTTCCATGGCCAGCGCCTTTTCATGGCGGGCAATGGCATCATCAAGGGCGGAAATCTCGCTTTCCAGCGTATCGAGCTGTTTGCCGGCCTCTTCCGGGATGGCCCCGGTATGGCTGTCCAGAAGGTTCCGGTACTCGCGGGCCTTGGCCGTGCGCTTCTCGCGCAATTCCTGAATGCTGCTCATGAAAATCTCCTAGTGCCGGGTCACGGCAAACAGGCGGGCGGTACGCTCGTACCGTTCGCGGTTCTGAGGGTTGACGGAAGACGCCGCAGCCGGAACAACCGGAGCGTTGGCGTAGACGGAAAGGTTCCAGTCGGCCAGTGCCTTCGGAGCGGCTTCGGCCACGCGGTCGGCAAAACCGCGCTCAACGGACTCTCCGGCGGAAAACCACGTTTCGGCCTTCATCCACCCGGCGATCTCCTCCGGCGTACAGCCCGTTTTCTTGGCGTAGGTGTCCACCAGCGAGGCGTCGAGCTTTTCCAGCATCTCCGCCGTGTGCAGGAGATCGTCGGCGTTGCCCGCCGTGAACGTCCATGCCTTGTGGATCATGAAGAACCCGCCGGGCGCGATCTCCACCTCGTCACAGGCCACGGCCACGAAGGAAGCCGCGCTTGCCGCGTACCCGTCCACATGGGCGACAATCCGCGCCGGATGGTTCCGTATGGCCGCTTCAATGGCCCGCGCCGCGAACACCTCGCCGCCCGGGGAATTGATCCGCAGGTGGATGGTCGGCGCATCAAGAGCGTTCAATTCTTTGACGAACTTCTCGGCGGAAATGCCGCCCCAATAGTCGTCGCTCACAATCACGTCGTACAGGTACAGGGTGGATTCCCCGGACTCCTCAGCTTTTGGGATGCCTGCCGCCGTCCTGTTCCGGGCGTTGTCGCGTAGGAGTTTCAACAGTCTGTCCATTTTCGTCCTTTTTCACCGGGTGTTGCAGTTCGTCGCCGCCATCGATGGGCGGCAGGCCCTCGGCGGCCCGGATCTCGTTTGTGGTCATGAAGCCCGGCTCCTGCATGGAGCCTCGGGCGATACGGTAGAACTCGCCCCGCGTCTTGGTATCGCCACGGGTCAGCTCGGATTCGTCGAACTCGGCAAAAAAGCCGTCCCGGAACAGCTTGGCCTCAAGTTCCTGTTCAATGGCGGTCAGGTGATCGTTCAGGGTGAAGGTCGTAAACCAGCGGGCCATCTGCTCGACGCCGCTCCCCCACGATGAGGTCTTTTCCGTCTCCCCGATCATGACCGGGGGAACGCCGAAGAAACGGCAAATGTCGATGACCGAGAACTGCCGGGATTCGATAAGCTGCGCGTCTTCCGCGGACATGCTCAACGTCTTGGCCTCGCCGCCTTCAGTGAGAAGCAATGGGCGGTGGTGGTTGGCCGTGCCCGTATACCGGGCGTCGAAAAACTCCCGCAGATCGTCGGCTACTTTGGGATCGAGCTTGCCCGGATAGGTCAGGGCGATTTTCGACAGCATCCCGTTGCTGAAAAAACGGGCGCTGGACTCTTCCGCCGCCAGCCCGAGGCCGATCCCCTGCCCCGCCGCCGAAATGGTGGACAGGCCCCGCTTGCCGTCCCAGCCGACATTGGGGACGTGCAGCATGTCGTCCTGATCGTAGAGCCGCGCCTGCCCGTCCTCGAACGTCACCCGGTAGAAAAGCCTGTTCCGCTCCACGCCGAGCCGCTGATCAAGCCCCAGTTCCCACGCCCAATAGACGACCACGTTGCGCGGGTTCAGGGGATACAGCCCCACGGGTTCACCGGAACGCGCCCGGATAATGTGGGCGTAGCCGTTCCCCTGAAGTACCTTGTGGGCGACAAAGGCTTTCCAGAACGTGGTGGCCGTCATGAAGCGGTTGGGCCGCAGGCGCAGCACGTCCGCCAGCGGGTGCCCGTGGGCAAGCTGGCGCTGTTCCGTACCTTCCCGCAGGTAGACCTTCACCGGAGCCGCCGCCACCGCCCCGCCGAGCAGACGGACGCAGGCGAACACAGCCGAGAAGCGCATGGCGGACTCGGGCGTCACAACCTGCCCGGAGGCTACTGGTGCGCCCATACCGAACAGTTCGGAAAAGTCGGAAAAAGAGGCCCCGCCGGATATGCTGCCATTCTGAGGTCGCCCGGTGCGGCGTGCTGCGAGGGGATTCCTTCTCATGCCCGCCATTACAGATTCCCCCACAGGTCAACGAAACCTTGCGTGATGACGGCGCCGGAGCCTTCTTCCGGCACGGCCTGCGCCCGCCCAAGCGCCATGATCGCGGCCACCGCGCCGTCGATCTTGTATTCGTAGCGGTCCTTCCGGGGATAGATGTTGTCCTTGGCGTCCGTGAAACAGACTGTGTTCGACATGCACCACGTCAGGACGGGATTGCCGTCATGGCGAATCTTCCCGGCGTCCACCAGCGCGATCAGCGTCTTGAAGGGATCGGAGAAGTTCTTCACCGTGGCCCCGAACTCCACCATCGTCAGGCCGGAATCCGACAGATGCGTCACAAGCTGCGCAGCCTGATACGGGTCATAGGGACACTCCCGCACCTCAAACCGCTTGGACTGCTCAAGGATATGTTCCTCAATGGCGTCGTAATCGACCATCCCGCCGGGGGTGAGCGTGAGCCAGCCCTCGTAATTCCATTTTCGATAACTGTTGGCATTCTGGACGTTTTCAAGCGCGTCTTCGGGAAGGAAAAAGTCGGCAAACAGCGCATACGTCCCGCCGTCTTCCGGGAAGAGGTACACAACGGCGTTCAGGTCGCCCTTGCTGGCAAGGTCAAGGCCCATGAAACAGGGCTTCCCGGTGAAGCGTCCCCGCGACAGGCCGGGATCGGCGCACTTCTCCCAGTTCGTCATGTTGAACGCGGCGGCGCGGGCGTTGCACCAGATATTCAGGTGTTTGGTCTTGAACGTATTCTGCTTGGACGGGTTCTGAATAGCTTTTAATTGTTGTGACAGCAGGTAGTCTTCCATGACGGAAACACCGAAATTCGGGTTCGCCTTCCGCAACGCCTCGGGGCTCTTCCAGTCGTCCTCGGCGTCGATGGTGTAGACGATGGCAAACAGTTCCTCATCCTGAAGCGCGCGATCAAGAATCTTCCCGGCGCGGAGCCGCATGTCATAGCAGGGGCCGCCAAGGTTGAAGCCCGCCGTGGTGATGACGATGATCAAGGGCTGGCGGCGTGCGCCCATCCCGGTGATCATGGTGTCGTACAGGCGCGGGCTGTCGTGCTCGTGGTATTCGTCAACGATGGCGCAGTGCGGCGACGCACCGTCGCCGGGGTCCCCGATCAACGGCTCGAATCTGGACGCGGAACCGATGAGGTTCATATTCTTGGCGCGGACGTCCACGCCGTAGTGCTCCATGAAGCCTTCGGCGCGCTTGGCCATGATCTGCGCGGGGCCGTACACTTCCCACGCCTGTTTTTCCGTAGTGGCGCCGGAGTACACTTCCGCGCCCTCTTCGCCGTCCGCAACGAGCATGTAAAGGCCCATCGGAGCCACGAAGCAGGACTTGCCATTCTTGCGCGGCACTTCAATATAGGCTTCCCGGAATCTCCGCAGCCCGTCCTTGGCGCGCTTCCAGCCGAACAGCGTTGAAAGGATGAACTTCTGCCACGGCTCAAGTTTCAGGGTCATGCGCTTGCGCGCCCATTCCCCTTTGACGTGGGGCATCATCTCCTCAAACTTGATCACCCGCTCGGCTGCGGCGCGGTCAAAGAAATACGGAGCGCCGTCAACGCCGTCCCACCTTCCCAGATCGTCGAGCTGGCGCTTGCAGGCGAGGATCACCCACTGGCACGCCAAAATCCGCCCGGCGACAACATCGCGGGCGTACCGAAGCGCGGCTTCAACGTGGGGATATGTCGGTTCCTTTGCCATGATGTTTCCTACAGGGCCGCGAAGCCCTTTTTCTCGCCCGTCTTTTTCTTTGCGCTGACACGGGTGCGGCTGCTCGGGGACATGCCGAACTCGGTCAAATACTTGTGCATCAGTTCCAGCGACTTGTTGGCGATACCCACCAGAGGGTTCTGGATGACGTTGCCGTTTGAGGTCGTTTCCGTGAGCTTCATGGTGCCGTCGATGTTGCGCAGTTGCTCTTCCGCCTCGACCCACCGTCCATAGGCTTGGCAGTAGGCCGCCAGTGCCGCCCGGTCGATGGTAGACAGGATGCCGAGTTCATACAGTTCGAGCGCCAGCCGTTCCCATTCCTCCCGAGCTTCCGGCGACAGGTGCGGCGGCGCGTCGGGGATTTCCGGGTCCGGGGTTGGCTCATCCGGGTTCATCCGGCATTTCTGCAGCGTCCCGCGAACCATTTTCAAATGCGTCGGCAACGGCTTACGTCCCGCCATATCCCGGTTGACCCCCTCCCCCCATTTTGCATAAACAAAAATCCACCTGCCCTATGCGGTCTTCCGGTGGTAGCACCAAACATTTGATCCCCC